GGCATGGATGCGCTCTCTTGCTTGAATGAGGGCCCCGCGAACGCGGAGGCCGGATGGTTGGCGTCGGTGGGTCGTGAGGTCCGACCGCCATCCGGCGGGGGCTCTCTTCGCAGGGCTCAGAGGCATCCACCCCGAGCCCCGCGTTCTCTGCGAGGTGCTCTGCTCTACTTCGCGTCGCTGCGGTCAGTCGACGATCTCCGCCTTGCCGGCGAGGGCCTCTTCCGAGGTCTTCATCTGGTCGGCGGGGGACATCGTGTTGAAGTGGGCGCGGGAGACCTGCCTCTGGCCGTTGGCCCCCGTCCGGGAACCGCCGGCCCCACTGCCGGTCGCGCCGGTGCCCTTGAGGATGTGGTCGCGGTAGGGGTAGGCGTCGACCATCATCTCCAGCGCCTCGTCGAACTCGGCGATCTCGCCGGCCCGGACGCGGCTGTAGACGGGGCTGCCGTCCGGGGCCTTCGCCTGGATCTTGCCGTCGTCGCCGACGCTGAAGTTCGCCCCGAAGTGGGACCGAACCAGGTCGGCGGGGATCGCCACCCGTTCCTTGATGAACTTGGACTGGCCGAACGCCGCGCCGAGACGCTCGTTGTGGAGCTGGCTCCGGAACGCGTCGCGTTCCTTGACCACGGGCTCGTACTTCAACTCCGTGGCCTTCAGCTTCTCGCCGAAGGTGATCTCCATCTCCTGCTTGACCTTGTCGAGCTGGCCGGCGGCGATCAGCTTGCCGTCCTCGATGTCCTTGGTCTTCTCGATCGCCTTGCGGGCGACCTCGGGGTCGAGGCCCTCGAACGCCTTGACCTTCGCCGCCTCGGCCTCGTAAGACTCGCGCCACTTCTTGTTCTCGGCGCCTCGGTCGTTGATGGCCTTGATGGTCGCCGGCGCGTCGAAGGGCAGTTCCTTGCCGTCGTCGTGGACGTAGACGGGCTTTCCTTCGTGGACCACGACATGGCCGGCTTCGTCGAACTTCAGCTTCATCGCAAGCTCTCTCTCCCGGCCATCCGGCCGGAGTTCATTGGGGATCAATCGGGCCTTCCGGCCCCGGTCAAGCACCGCGATGCGTCCGCATCGTCGGCAATCGGAAGATCAGGCGAGGGCCAGGGCGAACCTGTCCTTCGCACGGTCGACGTCGTTGCGGTCGGCTTCCACTTTCGCCTTGGCGGTGGCCTCGACCTCCGCGTCCACGTCGAGGTCGGCGCTGAGGTCGCCGCGTCGCTTGAACTCGCTCAGGAGCGTCTTCTGCGTGATAGCCCCGTCGGCGTGGAGATTCGCCAGGAGTTGTCGCGAGGCTTCGGGGAGTGTCGCGACGCCGAAGTCGCTGTAGATGCTGACGTGCCCGCCATCGGGGAGCTTGAGGAACCTCGCCATGAAGTACAGGGCCTTGTCCGCCCCGTCCTCCATGCTCTGCATGATCCTCTGGAGGTCGCACATCGCCGGCTCGTTGTCCGACCGCGTCTGCACGATGGTCGTGTTGCCGGGCTTGATGACCAGCAACTCCGCCCCGATCTGACGCATTCGGTCTTCCAGGTCGAGCAGCGACACCCGGCCGGATTCGATCGCCGCCCCGGAGTGCTCGACGTACTTCATGTCGGCGGCGGGGTCCTCGACGCGCACCAGCGCGCCGACCCCCATCGACGCGTCGTCCTTCTTGTTGGTCGATCCTTTGAGGAACAGGATGGGGACGCGGGCGACGTGCAGGATGGTCTGCTGGTCCGACTTCGACTGCCAGTGCTCGACGTTCAGGTGGGCCAGGTCGAGCATCGGCGGTTCGCCGATCATGAAGTCTTTCCGCCTGCCGTAGACGGGGACGAACGGGATCTCGTCGAGGCTGGTGTCGCCGCAGTCGTGGATCTCCCAGGACGACCCGGAACCGTCCTTCGCCTCGGACTCCCGGTAGAGTTCCCAGTGGCCGGGCGTCAGGACCCGGACCTGCTTGACGACCTTCGTGGCGAACGGGCCGTCGTCGACCTCGACCGATTCCTCCAGCCGGAGTTGGGTGAGCCGGATCGACGATCCTTTCTTCTCCGACTTCCACCCCAGGATCGCGTCGTGCCGGACGTGGACGAGGTAGGGCCGGACCCCGGCGGCCTTCTCCTCGGCGACGGTCGGGATGCGCCCTTCGTCCCTCTTCGGGCAGTCCACGAGGATGCCGCACAGGCCGTAGGCGAGCGCGTCGTGGCACACGTCGATCAAGAACGAGTGCAGGTTGCGGCCCTCGATGTCCGCGTCGTCGAGCAGTTCCCTGATCCGCTCCGGCACGTCGTCGCCGTAGGAGACGGGCTTGCTGAACGGCTTTCCGGTCAGGATGCTCACCGTCCGGGAGTAGGCGGGGAACAACGTCGCCGTCTCGATCCGGCAGTCGTACTGCGGGGGCTCCTCCGAGGGCCACTGCGGCATCCGCCGGTGCCTCGCGCGGCGCATCGCGTCGGTGCCGCCCATCAGGTCGGCGACGAGCTGCCACGCCGCCTGCATGCCGCACACGGCGGCCGAAGGCTCGGCGATCCCACGGATGTCGATCGCTTCGTTTTCGGCCATGAGTCCGTCAGATCCAAAGTGGTTCGAAGGACGCCTCGCCGGGCCCGTCGATCATCAGTTCGGTGAACCCCCAGACGAGGGCGTCCATCCGGTCGGGCGAGAACCGCGACGTCTTCGGGTCGTACTCGCACATCTGGTCTTCGAGGACCGGGAAGCTGCCGACGTGTCGGCATCGGCCCTGCTCGTAGAGGGCGCTGACGGGCTCGGCCCGGGTGACCTTGCCGCGACTGGCGTGGACGGCCTTGTAAGAAGCGCCCCTGTCGGCCATGCGGATCACCGACTCGACCATCTGGCCGCCGTTGTTGGCCTCGGCGAGGATGCGGTCGGCGTTGAAGTCCCGGTAGGCCCTGACCGCGACCCGCGACCACTCCTCGGGCGTCCCCCTCATCGAGAGGTCGGCGAGCACGTAGCCGTCCCCGTCCGCGTCCGTCCCCACGACCACGATGCCGGTCTCGTCGGAGTCGGGGTTGTTCGAGGCGGCCGGGTCGATCGCGACCACGACCTGCTTCAGCTCGGGGGCCTCGGCGATCCGGAGTTCGTCGATCCGGTCCCGCTTCCACAAGGCCCCGGGGTTGTCGCTGAGTATCTCGGCGTTCAACTCCTGGCGTCCCAGCCTCGTCCCCTCGTACTTCTTGACGATGGCGTGGAGGAACGAGCCGGCCAGGTTGCCCTTGTTCTCGTAGGTGCTGCCGGTGGTGACGTGCGTCCCCTCGTCGGCGATCAGCTCCTTGATGAGCCTGTTCGGCCGGGGCGTGGTCGTCAGCACGGCCTGGGGGTTGTCGCCGAGGCGGAGCCCGAACTTGGCCTGGTCCCACGCCTCGGGATAACGCCAGGCGGCCACCTCGTCGGCCCACAGCTTCATGTGCTGCTTGCCTCGGAGCCGTTCGGGCTCGTCGGCGGTGAAGATCAGGCTCTTGGCCCCGTTCGGCCAGACGAGCTGCCGCTTGTGGGCCAGGTAGCGGGGGCGTTCGCCGGCCGGGCAGATCGCCAGGACGCCGCTCTCCCCCTCGATCATGATGTCGCGGGCGTCGTCGCTCGTGGCCCCGATCAGGTTGACGTACGGGTAGTTCTTGACCCACGACCGGACCAGCTCGGCCCCGGTCCGCGTCTTGCCGAACCCTCGGCCGGCGATGATGAGCCAGTACTGCCAGGAGCCCGACGGCGGGAGTTGCTTGGGGCGGGCGTTCCACTCCCAGTCGTAGGCGAGGGCCTCGGCCTGGGCGTCCGTCAGGGCGTTGATCCGCCGGACCTGCTCACTCGCCGGCAGGGTCCGGAACAACTCCTTGCAGGAGAGCTGCCTTCGCGCTGTCGAGCCTGACAGGTCCGCCATCCTTACCCGTGATTTCCGTCTTGTCGACGAACATGCCGAGGTAGCGGCCGAGGTCGGCGAGCGCGGCCTTCTTGTCGACGAGTTTGATCTTCCTCAGCACGCCGATCTGTTCCCGGTCCTTGCCCTGCCCCTCGAACAACGACTCGGCCTCGATGCCCGCGATGGCGGCGGCCGTGTCGTCGTCTATGTCGTGGATGGGCTTGAGGTTGCCGTTCTTGTCGAACGCCTTGCGGATGTCGAGGAACGCGAGCTTGGCGTACTCGGCGATCACCCGGTCGACGGTCACCTCATGGCGGCGGCGAGCGAGGTCGTGGAGGTGGTCGACCCTTGCCGTAATCTTGCCGTTGTCCAGCAGTTCCTTGGCCTTACGGTTGATCGTCTCGGGCTTCATGTCCGAGGCGTCGTAAGCCTGCCGGTAAGCCTCGCTGGCGTTCCCGAGTTCGACGTACTTCTGGGCGAACCGCTCCTGCTTCGGGGTAAGGTTCCCGGCGACGGGCTGAGGCTCGTTCTGTCCGATGTCTTCCGCCATGTTTCCACTCGTCTCGTCATTGGCCGGGCTGGTCGGTCTTCCCCGGCAGGAGCCCGTAGGCGATCCTGCGGAGCGACTCGATGTGGTCTTCGGCCTGCTTCAGCGCCCCGACCGATCCGTGTCCGGCGGTGGGCCTGACTCCGCAGTCCCAGAGGGCGTCCATGAGGTACTAGGCCTGGTGATCGAGAAGCGTGACCGTCGGGTCGGAGACCTGGGCTTGGTCATAAGGGCTGAATACGAGCGGGGCCGCGATGTGGGTGGGCGGGCCGTCGCCGTCGAGGAAGCGACAGGCGATCAGGTCGACCCCGAAACTCGAAAACGATCGCCGGGCGAGCACGCGGGTGAACGGGTTCATATGCATCGAGCGACACCTCTTGGGTTCAGATTGATCGCAGCGCGGGGAGGCGGACTCGAACCGCCGCAATCACCGGGAGCCGGTCCCGGCCGCTCTGCCGCTGAGCTATCCCCGCGAGGGTGGTCCTACCGACTGCCGAGCCGACTCGGCGAGCGATTCGCCAGGATGCAGGATGCAGACCCACCCCGGGGCCGGGACGATGGAAGGCTCGCACCGATCCGCTTCGCCAGGGTCCATCCCGTCGAGGAACTTGCGGATGTACTCCCTCGCGGCCGACCTCGCTTCCGCCAGGTTTTCGTCCGCAATGACGAACGTCGCTCCGGGGAGACTGAACGTGAACAGTTGGATCATCCCGTCGTCTCCGCCTGGAACACCATCTCCCCATACACCGGCCCCCACCACGGCCACCGCTCGAACTGCGTCGGGGAGCAGAGCGGCTTCCGGGAGAACGGCGGGAAGAGGATGGAGATGGAGTGGGGGGTCATGACTGGAGAGCCTCCGCCGGCGGTTGGCACAAGCCGGGGTTGTGCTCGTTGATCTTCTTGGCGCAGGAGAAGCAGTACCACCTCTCCGTGCTCGGGTTCCATGACGTGGCGGGATACCGCTGGCATGCCGCTCGCCCGCACGGGCCACCCCGGGCAAGCCCACGCAACGGGTCCGGCTTCGGCGGCGACGCATCAGGCCTGAGCATGTCTTCAAGCCGATCGACGTGAGCGAAGGCGACCGGCCCGATCAGGTTGGCCGCACGGCCGGCGTCGTGGTTCCGCTCTCGCCTGGCCTCGACTCGCTTCCGCCACTTGAATGGGCTCATTCCGTCTTCCCTCGCTCGCGTCAGGTGGTGGCGGTGTAGGTCAAGCGGCGGAACCACGCGGAATCGATGACCTGCGCGGCGTGGTCTCGGTAAGCGCCGGACCACGGGATCTGCCAGGATGCCGCCCCCGGGATCACGAAAAAGCTCTTGCCGTAGATCATCCCGTCTTCCCCCTTCGCGTCAGGTGGTGGCGGTGTAGACGAAGCGGGCCGCGTCGGGCAGTTCGGGCGCGTCGTCCCAGCAGACGATGAACTCGCCGCAGGCTATGGTGACCGGGCTCGCCGGCAGTTGGCACGGCATGCAATGAATCGTCCACTTCATCCGGTCTTCCCCTCGAGTTGTTCGTACAGATCCTCTTGGCCATCAGGCAGCCAGCCCTCGGGAGGCGGCGGGCCCGGATAGGTCGGCGGCTTCCTGATGACGGGGCCTTTGTGGATCGGGCCGAACATGGCCCGGGGATCGTCCCTGACGATCTTCTCGGCGATCCCGACGGCCCCGTAGGCGCTGATGACGTTGCTGCCGAAGCTTCCGTAGCCCTGGACGTAGTTCATCAAGGTGCCGTCGTCTTCGTTCCCGAGCACCCAGATGCTGCTCATGAAGCGGATGTTGTTCAGGACCTCGCAAGCTTTCGCAGGGCTCATCCCGTCTTCCTCCCCTTGCCTCTGCGGCACATCTTCGCCACTTCGGCCGCGCTGATCTCGGGCTCGACGTTGCGGACTTCCGGGGCGGCTGAATTGAACCCCGCGATGATCGCCAGCGCGAGTTCGGGGCCGCCGACCGGCTTGCCGTCCAGCGAGTAGACCTGCATCCGCTTGTCGATCCGCACGGGGTAGACCGGGTAGAGGGTCACGAGGGTTTCAACCGGACTTGCATCCCCCACCCCCCGCGTTGAAGTCTCGCCCCCTCCGCCTGAATCGCTCACTCGACGACCAGAGGCGGTTGCGTAACGGGGATGTCGTCGCCGCTGAGCGGGCGGATGGCGGCCTCGATGCCGGCGATCTTCTCCGAGTTCTCCAGCACCCGCTCGGCCGTCGTCATCAGGAGGTCTTTGCTCGTCGTCTTGACCTGGCTGACGCCCCGGTCCGTGTGCTCGACGATCTTATGGGTCTCGGCGAGCAGCGACTTGAGTTCGCCGACGCCGGCCGTCACCTGGGCCAGTTCATTGGAGAGGGCGACCACCTCCCTGGCGTGGATCTCGGCCTCCTCGAAGGCTTCCCTCTTGGCGACGGCGATGCGGGTCTCGGCCTCCGCCCTGAACAACTCCAGTTCGGCGGCCGACTTCGCGCGGATCGCCTTGATGACCGCCTCGGACTCGGCGTCCTTGGCCTTCAACCGGGCCTCTAGGTCGGCCTTGTCGTTCTCCATCTTCTGCTTGGCGAGCTTGTCGGCGTTGTCGAGGTAGACCTTGGCGACGGCGCCGAACGCGGCCATGATGCCGCCCGCGACGGTCATCGTCGATCCGATCCACATGGACGGGTCGAAGCCGGGCGGAGGCCCGCCCATCGCCGCGAACATCTGCGGGCCCACGGTGACCCGGGCGCCATGGGTGGCGGCCCCCGTGATCGCGACGATGACGCCGCCCGTGACCATCATTGTGGGGAGCGGCATGCGAAGTAACCGTCCGGGCATGGACGCCTCGATTCGCGGGGCGGCGACGGGTGATGTTACGGCGGTGATGCTGGCCATCGGGCGGCGTCGCCCCTTTCACGCGGAATGCGGCTCGGCGTCGAGCCTCGGGCGGGGCGGGTCAGGCGACCGGGTTGTCGATCGGCGGGCCGAACGTCGCGACGGGCATGCCGCCGAAGTTGGGCACGGCGGGGGAAGGTCCATTGGACGCGCCTTGCGCCAGGAGGCCGACGATCTGGGCTCCGATCGAGGCGAGCCGACCCCACTGGATCGGCTTCGTGGTCGCAATCGTATAGCCCTGGATGGCGAGCTGGGCGACCTGCGCGAGGGCCGCCGGGTCGATGCCCTGCACCACCGGCGCGTGGAGCGTGACCGGGTAGACCTGGGGCGTGGCGTTGGGCGGAGTCTGCATCGGGGTGGTCCTTCGAGTCAGCGGGGAGGAATCGGGCCGTCGACCTGGCGGTAGCGGGTCAGCAGTTCCGCGACCTGGGCGACGGTCATCGACGACAGGTAGTTGAGCACGGCTCGGATGGCGGCCCTGGCGATGTACGGGGCGATGCTCAGCACGATCCACCAGATCGGGGCGAGGGCGATCCGGGCGGGGGCGCTCATCTCGGCGCGGGCCTCGTTGAGCGCCGCGCGGATCTGGGGCTCGATCGAGTCGGCCCCCCTGGCGACCAGCACGCGGTATTGCTCGGTGGTCATGCGGCCCTCGTGTAGGAGCCGGGGAGGTTCCTCGGGGTGAACTCGGGAGCCTTCATCAGCGCGAACGAGTCGCCCTGGGCCAGGATGCCCTCGACGACGTTTCGCTCCGCCCAGAACGAGAAGCTGGGCTGGTCCAGCGAGGTCGGCCCGGTCGGGTTGTCGGGCCCCCAGCTCTGAAGGATGCAGGCGCCGGGGCGGTCGAACCGCACCCCGCCGATCAGCATGCAGTGGGCCCAAGATCCGCTGGCCCTGCAGAAGCCGTCGCGGTCGCGGGTCATCGTGAAGCCCTGGTTGGAGCAGATCGCCACCGGCATGCCGTTGCAGACCGCCGACACGAGGCCCGGCCAGTCGACGATCCGGGCGACGCCGCCGAGCTTCTTGGCGAGGGCGACCAGTTCCCGAGGGGGGCCGGTCCTGCCCCAGCTCTTCGCGGTGCTCCCGCTGTACGGGGCCGACCTGGGGACGTAGCCGACCGTCACCGCCGCCTTGGCCGCCGCCGAACCATACGATCCGTCGAAGAACCCGAGATGCCCGCCGACCTGCCGCATGGAGCCGTAGGCGAATTCCGTGTACGTCTCCTGGTACGTCGACTGATCCCATCCGAGGGCCAGTTCGACGCACTGGAGCATGTCGTTGCCACGTCCCCAGCCCTGGGACACGCAGTCGCCGATCTGCTGGGCGACGTACGGCGGGAACTGGCCGCTCAGCACGTCGAGGTACGCCTTGTACAGCAGGGCCGGCTTGGTGGGCTCGACGGTCAGCTTCCACGACTCGGCGAACTTCGGCATCGTCGCGGCGAGCGCGTGCCGATTCGGGTCGTCGATCCAGCCGGTCGGGCCCTTCGCGGCGAGTATGGATTCGTCACGCCGGAACAGATTTCCGAGTATGTCGCGGATGCTCATCGAGGTGCGATCCTCCGGATATGGCGCATCACGCGGTAGCCGTCGAGCATCGCCGTCTCCGCCTCGAAGCCGTACAGGGCCGACTCCGGCGCGAACGGAAGCCACAACCACTCGGGCTCTGCGGAGCCGTTCGGGATCGGGTCCGGCTGGGGAGGCGGCGGGGGGTTGGGGGGCAGCCAGGGCGGCCGGACCGGCTCGGCCGGGCCCGACGGCGTCAGCGGCGTCCAGTCGCAGCCCTTGAGGCTCCCGGCCGAGACGACGAGGCCGACCGACAACGCCGCCCACGCCACGGCCGCGACCGGCGACCACGCCAGCCAGCGGACGACGCCCGTGCGGCCGGCGGCGGCCTTGGAATTGGACGCGACCACGACCGGGGCCGGGGCCGCGACGGCTTTACGGGGTGCCATGCTGGTCCTTGGGGGCGGGATGGGATGTGTCGGGCGGGGCCGGAAGTGAAGTGCGGGCGGCGGAGGCTTACGGCGTGTCGTCGATCTCGATGATGATGATCCGCTTGATCCTCGGTCGGCTCTTGACCGGCCTGGACGGCTCGACGACGGTCGGCCGGGCGACCTTGTTCGGGACCTCGATCAAGCCCGTCTGGCCGTCCTTCCGCCATTCGAGGTGGACGCCGCGACGGTCGAGCGATTCGCCCTGCTTGCGCCAGTACGCGGACTCCGCCTCGTAGTCGGCGTCCGTCCACTCGTCAGCGGCGAGAGGGCCGCACACGGCCAGCAGGGCAAGGGCGGCGAGCGTTCGGAGATTCACGGCGTGTCCTCGGGGGACTTGAGGTGGGCGAGTTCGGCGGCGAGCCGCAGGTTGTCCTGGTGCAGCTCGGCGTTGAGCGTCATGAGGTGGTCGACGGCCTGCTTGAGTTCGATCGCGATCTTCCGGGCCTCGTCGCGCTCGTCGTTGGCGGCGGCGAGAGCCTGGCGGAGTTCGGCGACGGAGAGATGCGTGCTCACGAGACGCTCCGTCGCGCCTTCGCTTTGTCGGCCCGGCGCTGCTTGCGGTTCGAGACGGGAGGAGCTTCGGGTCCGGTCCATGCGGCCTCTTCGACGCGGCGGGGGGTCGGACGGCCGACTTCGTAGACGTGCTGGGGAGGCGAAACCAAGAGGCCCCCGGGATGGCGGCGGTCTCCGTCCCCATAGAGGGCGGCTTGCACCTCGGCGATGTCGCGGAGAAGTTCGGACAGGCTAGGCTCGCTCATCACGCCACCCCCTGAGCCTCGATCCGATGGCGGAGGTGATTGACGAGCGACAACTGCTCTTCGGCGGCCAGGAGCTTCGCCCGCGATTGAGCCAACCCCTCCGTCAACTCCCGCGCGGCTTGCTCGTGCTTCTGGGCGTGGTTCCAGCCGCTTTCGGCGTCTTCCATGAGTTCCATGACGACGTCGCGAATGCTCCGATTGCTGACGGGTATATGACGCCGCGAGGCTTCCCGCTTGGCCGCCGAAATGTCGCTTAGCAACTCGTCCCTGTCCGACTCCAGAAATCGGATGTAATCACGCTGCCGAAACCACTTCTTGAAGAACGTCATCACGCCGCCCCCTGCATCTCGGCCCGCTTCTTCTTCCGCCGCTTCATCTTGCCCGACGACTTCGTCGGGACCTTCGTGGCCCGCGCGATCATCGCAGGCTTCGGCTCGGGCTTGGGGTCGGTCTTGGGGTCGCGGACGAGCCGCTTGTCCCAGGGCCTCCCGAAGGCGGCGCAGTCCTCGCAGTAGCAGGACGAGCCGTGCGGGAGGGGCCCGTTGTGCGGACACGGGGGCTTCGTTTCGGCGGGGATCGACCCGTCCCAGCCCGGCGCGAGG